GGTAAAGCTTCGGCCCGATCTATCCGTAGGTGCAGACCATTAAAACTCCTTTGCGGTAAAGGCTTATGGCCAAGGAAGGCATCTCAATCCGCGAATTCGCCCGGCGCGATGGCGTTTCTGATACGCTCGTTCACCAGGCGCTGAAGGCGGGGCATCTGCAAAAGTTTCCCGATGGCAGCATGGACCCGAACCTTGTCGGGTCCGCTTGGCGGCTCGGCAATCGTGCATCAGATGCAAATGCAAACGGCAATGCAAAGGGCTTTGCAAACGCCGCGCGCAAGGATGAAACGCCGGAAGACGCCGCCGATCGCATCGTAAATGACGAGGGGCGCGCGCCGCATTCTCTGGCAGAAGCCGAGCGCATCAAGGAAAACTATCTGGCGATGCTGCGCCAGCTCGAATACGACCAAAAATCCGGCGCTGTGGTCGCGGCTGATGATGTAGCGCAGGCAGTCGCTGGTGAATATGCGGTTGTCCGCAATCGGCTGTTGAGCATTCCGGCTGAAGTGGCCCCGCGCGTCGCGATCCTGAAATCGGCGGAAGAGGTTCAGGCCTTTCTGGCCAAGGAAGTCGCCAAGGTTTTAGAGGGATTGACGCTTGACGGCGACGGCGTTGCAGCCGCTAGCGCGGGATCGGTATCGCCGAGGCGCGGCGCGTCTCACTGAGGCGCTATTCCGGGCAAGGCGCGAGGCTCTTAAGCCGCCGCCGATCCTGAGCCTGAGCGAATGGGCGAACGAATATGCGCATCTCTCCCCGGAGACGAGCGCGCGGGGCGGCAAGTTTACGGCGTTCGCCTACCAAAACGGGATCATGGACGCGATCACAGATCCGGCGTCGCGCCAGATCACGGTCATGAAATCGGCCCGCGTCGGATACACCAAGATCCTCGATCACGTTGTCGGATATTTCATCCATCAAGACCCGTCGCCAATCCTCGTGGTTCAGCCGCGCGTCGAGGACGCAGAAGATTATTCCAGAACGGAAATCGCGCCGATGCTGCGCGATACGCCGGTCTTAGCTGAAATCGCGGGCGACCTGAAATCGAGGGATTCGAACCAGCGCATTAACAAGCGGCTGTTTCGAAATGGATCTTCGGTTTCGTTTGTCGGCGCCAATTCGCCGGGAGGTTTCCGCCGCATTACCGCGCGCATCATCGCCTTTGATGAGGTGGATGGTTATCCCCGCGAGGGCGCCGGAGACGAAGGCGACCAGATCGCGCTTGGCACGAAGCGATCCGAGACGTTCTGGAATCGCAAGATCATTCTGGGTTCGACGCCAACCGTTAAGGGCGTCTCGCGGATCGAGAAGGCTTTCGCGGAGAGCGATCAGCGGCGTTATTTCGTGCCTTGCCCTCATTGCGGACATAAACAAGTCATCCGCTGGGGCAATATCAAGTTTTCGCGTGACGAGGACGGCAACCTAGATCCTGAATCGGTCTATCTGCTCTGCGAAAGCGGCAACGGCTGTGTGATCGAAGAGCATCATAAGCCGTGGATGATCGATAACGGAGAATGGATCGCGGAGAAGCCGTTCAAGGGTCATGCCGGGTTTCATGTCTGGGCCGGATACTCTCTGTTTCCAAATGCGTGCTGGGCCAATCTCGTTTCGGAATGGCTGCGGGTTCACAACGACAACACGCTTTTGCGGACCTGGATTAATCTGGTTCTGGGTGAGCCGTGGGAGGAAGACGCCGAAAAGGTTGACGGCAACGCGCTTTATGCGCGCGTCGAAGACTTCGGGCCGAACGGCTGCCCGGATAACGTGCTGATGATCACGTGCGGCGTTGACGTTCAGGATGACCGCATCGAAATAGAGCGCGTCGGATGGGGCGCTGGCGAGGAAAGCTGGTCGCTTGATTATCAGATCATGTATGGCGACCCAAGCGCGCCGAACTTGTGGAAGCAGCTTCACGATTATCTGCTGACGCCGACGACGCGCAGCGATGGGCGCGAAATTCCCGTTGAAGCGGCGTGCATCGATTCGGGCGGCCATTTCACGCAAAGCGTTTACGCCTTCGCAAAGGACAAGGTTGGATTTGCCTACGCGATCAAGGGCGCCAGCAAGACGGACGCCAGGGTATGGCCGGTCAAGTCCAGCAGCAACAATAAATTCAGGGCAAATGTGTTTCTGGTCGGCGTTCACGCCGCCAAAGATCAGATATACGCTCGCCTGAAAACCAAGGACATCGGCCCGCGCTATTGTCACTTCCCGCTCGATCGGGAGAGCAATTATTTTGATCAGCTCACGTCCGAGATTGCCCGATACAAATACGTCAATGGGCGCCCGCAAAAAGTTTATCTGCTCCCGAACGGACGGCGCAATGAGGCGCTGGATTGCCGCGTCTATGCCTATGCGGCTTTGCTCGCCAAGAATGTGATCTGGGGCATCCGGCTTGCCGAAGATGCGGCCTGGAAAAACAAGACCATGCGCCGCCCTGTTCGCCAGAGCGAAAAATCCGGCTGGCTCGGGGTTGAGCGCAAGAACTGGCTTTCGAGGTAAATCAAATGGCCTGGACGCAAGCGGACATTGATAACCTCAAAGCCGCGATGGCCAAGGGCGTTCTCAAAATCAAGCATGGCGAGCGCGAAACCACGTTCCAGAACGTGGGCGACATGCAGCGCCTGCTTGCGCAGATGCAGCAGGAAGTGAGCGACAACGGACCGCAGACCACGCGCCGCACCGTCGCAGGCTATAACCCTGGGCTGTCATGGCCCAATTCGCGCGATTGGCATTATTGACCGATGAATCTGCTCGAAAAGGCCATCTCCGCAATCGCCCCACGCGCTGCGGCGCGGAGGCTTGAGGCGCGGGCGCAGATTCAGCGGCTTAACAATGTTCTGAACGTGTACGAAGCTGCGGCTGTTGGGCGCCGGACTCAGCATTGGCGCGCCGTTGGAACCGATCCAAATGCGGAAAATGCTCCGGCGATCTATCGGCTGCGCAATGTCGCGCGCGATCTCTGCCGTAACAATTCCTACGCCTCGCGCGCAAAACAGTTGATCGCGCATAACATCGTCGGCGCAGGCATAACGCCCTCGGTCATTTGCCAATCGGAAGACCGCAAAAAGAAAATTTCCGCGCTGCTCAAGCAGCATTTTGAATCGACCGACATCGACGCGGACGGAAGGCTCAACCTTTACGGCTTGCAAGAACTGGCGATCAAGACGGTTGTGGAGGCCGGCGAGGTCATTATCCGCCGCCGTCCCCGCCGGTCCTCTGATGGTTACGCGCTGCCGTTCCAATTGCAGATCCTTGAACCGGACCACCTTGACCCATGGATTAATGGCAAGCTGGACAACGGCAATTATGTAATCCAGGGCGTCGAGTTCGACGTTCTTGGCCATCGCGTCGCCTATTACCTATTCGACCAGCACCCCGGCGCGATGTACTGGACGACCGGCCAATGGAACATGCGCGGCAAGCGCGTTTCTGCGGATAATGTCTGCCATGTGTTCCGCGCCGATCGCCCAGGACAGGTCAGGGGGACAAGCTGGTTTGCTCCTGTCGTTCTGCGGCTGCGCGATTTCGCGGACATGCTCGACGCGAAACTGATGCAACAGAAGATTGCGGCGTGTTTCTCCGCCTTCATCACAACGCAAGAGGGCTATGCCGCGACGCCTTCGGCGGATGGAAGCCTGCCGATCGAACAGCTTGAACCCGGCATGATCGAGCGCCTACGCGATGGCGAAAGCGTGATTTTCGGGACGCCGCCCAGCACCAATGATGCGGCGGTTTATAGCTCGGTCACGCTGCATGAAATCGCCTGCGGCCTAGGCGTGACTTATGAGGGCCTTACGGGCGATCTATCGGGCGTCAATTTCTCGTCTGGGCGCATGGGTTGGCTGGAATTCCAGCGCAATATCGACGCCTGGCGCTGGAATATGTTCATTCCTCAGGCGCTTGAGCCGCTGGAACGCTGGACCAAAGAAGCCCTGATGATGGTCACGATGTCGAGCGCGCCGTTCGAATTGAACTGGACGCCGCCGCAGCGTGAAATGATCGACCCGACTTCTGAAAATCAGTCCGCGAAAGAAGAAATCCGCGCGGGCCTGTCGTCGCGCGCCGAGATCCTGCGGCGCCGTGGCCTCGATATTGAACAGATCGATCGCGAGATCGCCAGCGACAACAAGCGCGCCGACAAATTGGGCCTCGTTCTCGATTCCGATGCCCGCCACACCAATTTGCGCGGCCAGGATCAGCGCGCGCCGGATCAATTGGCGACAGATCAGGCCGAGAAGTCCGGAGAACCTGGGAAATGGGCCGAACAAACACCAAAAGGGGGCGCATGATGGCGCAAAATGAAGTGCGCGCCCAGGATGGGACGCGAAGCCTTCTTTCCGGCGATGCGCTGATGATTTACGGCGTGATCGATCCATTTTGCGAGGCCGGTCAAGGCGTCCGCGCCATCGATGTGGTCGATACGCTGCTCAAATTCCAAGGGCCGAAGATCAAGGCGCGCATCAATTCGCCGGGCGGCTCTGTCGTCGAAGCTTTGGCGATTTACAACGCTCTAAAAAACGACCCGCGCCCCTGCGAAGTCCAGATCGACGCGATGGCGGCGTCTGCTGCTTCCGTGGTTGCGATGGCGGGCGACGAAATCATGATGGCGGAAAGCGCTACGATCATGATTCACGACCCGTGGGCCTTCGCAATGGGCGGCTCCAGCGATCTGCGCGCGCAGGCTGACGAGATCGACCGGCAGAAAGATTTGATTGTCGGGATTTACGCCAGCCGCACCGGCTGCGACCCGGACGAGATCTGCGCCATGATGGCGTCTGAAACCTATCTTTGCGCTGAAGACGCGATGACCAAGGGATTTTGCACCGGCATTGTCGGCGCGCTCGCGGTCGCGGCTTGCGACAAACTCGACAAAACCAATCTGGCGCGGTTGCTCGCGTCGAAAACCTTCGCTCCGGCTCCCGCCGTGGCGTCACATGCGGCGCCCGCCGCAAACCTCAAGGAAAACCCCATGACCATCCAGAATATGGATCAGGCGGGCGTGCAGAACGCCGCGCCGGACGCCAACGCTTTGCAGGCCGTGCGCGATGAAGCAATCATCGCGGAACGCACCCGCGTTTCGACCATTCAGAACGCCGTGCGTTCGGCCAAACTGCCAGACACCTTCGCGCAGAGCCTGATCGATTCCGGCGCCGGAGTTGACAAGGCCCGCGAGAGCATCATCGACGCCTGGGCCAAGGCCAACGAAGGTCCGGAAATCCAGAACAAGTCCGCCAATCATGTCGTGACCGACGAGCGCGAAAAATTCATCGTCGGCGCCAGCCTGGGCGTCTCGGCCCGCGCCGGCCAAAAGGGCGGCGAGCGCAACGAGTTTTCGGGAATGACGCTGCGCGAACTGGCCCGCGAGAGCCTGCGCGTTCGTAATGACTCGATGGCCAGGTCTTCGGATACGATGGCCATGATCGGTCGCGCCTTCACCGTGCGCAACGAAGGCGCCGGTCAGTCCACCTCCGACTTCGCCAATATCCTCGCCAACATCGCCAACAAGGGCATGATGAAGGGCTGGGACGAAGCCGAGGAAACCTTCGACAAGTGGACTTCGCCTGGCACGCTGCCCGATTTCAAATCGACCAAGCGCGTCGATCTGAACCTGTTCCCGGCGCTGTCGCAGCTCGACGAAGGCACCGAATACAATTATGCCACCGTTGGCGACCGTGGCGAGACGATCCAACTCGCCACCTATGGCAACAAGTTCCGCATCAACCGCCAGGTCATCATCAATGACGACCTGAACATGTTGACCAAGGTTCCGTCGCGCATGGGCCGCGCCGCGCGCCGCACCATCGGCAACCTGGTCTATGCGGTCCTGACCGGCAACCCGAATATGTCGGACAGCGTGGCGCTATTCCACGCCAATCACAAGAACTTGCTCACTGGCGGTTCTTCGGTGCTATCCTCGACTTCGTTGATATCGGCGCGCGCCAAGATGGCGACGCAGCAGGACCCGGACGCCCGCGCGACTGGTGGCCTCAACATTCGCCCGAAATATCTGCTCGTTCCGGCTGCTCTCGAAGGCCTCGCGGGTCAGTTGATCCGTTCATCGTCCGATCCGGCGCAGGCCAATGCGGGAGTCGCCAACCCCGCCGCCAATATGGCGGAAGTTCTGGCCGATGCGCGTCTCGACGCTGCTTCCACCACGGCTTGGTATCTGACCGCCGACGCGGGCATGTACGACACTATCGAGGTTGCTTACCTCAATGGCGTGCAGGCCCCGACGATGGAACAGCAACTCGGCTGGGATGTCGATGGCGTCGAGATGAAAATTCGCATCGACGCGGGCGTCAAGGCGCTCGATTTCCGCACCATGCTCAAGTCGAACGGCGCCTGATAGGCGCTTGGCTCAACCATTTTGACGGAAGGTCAAAACCATGAACAATTATCTTCAGAGTGAAAAGGTCATCGAGGTCGCCGCGCCCTACAACGTCTCTTCGGGCGGCGGTTGCCTTGTCGGCGGCGGCATCTTCGGCTTCGCCAATGTCACGGCGCTTTCCGGCGCGCTTGTCCCGCTGGTGACACAGGGCGTCTTCACCCATGCCAAGAACTCCGCCGAAGCGTGGACAGTCGGCGCGAAAATCTATTGGGACGACACCGCCAAGGTTCTGACGACCGTTTCGACCAGCAACACACTGGTCGGCAACGCCGTCGCCGCTGCGGCCAATCCGTCCGCGAGCGGAACCGTGCGCCTGAACGGCCACATCTGACCAATCTTTGCGGCGCGGGCGAGGAGGGGAAATCATGGCGCTCGATCTTGATTTCTCCGATCTCCTGTTCGCGCCGCAGTATGATATTTGGGGCGTTCCGCTGACCTTCACGCATCCCAAGACGCGGCGCCCGGTTTCGTTGAAGGCGATCGACCACACGCTGCGCCATGACAGCGAGGGAAAGCTGCAAGTGTCCGTCGCGTCCAGCCGCCCGCAATATTGCGTACGCATGGGCGACCTCGCTGTGTTGAACCTTGCGGCGACGGATCTTGACGGAATTAACGTCACGGTCGATGGCGTAAAATGGAAAGTCGATTCCTCTGCTGATTTCCCCGGCCCGAATTTCGGCGGTGGCGAAGTCGCGTTGAACCTGATTATCTCGAAATGACCGATCGCCGCGAAGCCATTCTGTCGCGCCTTGAAGAAATTCTCGGCGGTCTTGACGGCGGCTGGCAAGCCTTCCGCAACAAGGAAGACCTGACGCCTCGCATGTATCCCTGCTTCGTCCTGTTCGACGGGCATGAAGACCGCATCGACAGCGGCGAGCGTATCGGCATGAGAACGCAAGGCATCGGCCTTGTGAAGATGACGCCGCGCATTGGAATTTATCTGTCCGAAGATCCGGAAACGGTTGGGCCTGATCTGAACGCCATGCGGATTTCGGTCCTTAAGGCCGTTCTGACTGATGCGGCTTTGCTGGATAGCCTCACGTTCAACGGCGATATGTTTTATGAGGGCGCGGGCACCGCGCTCGATCGCGGCATGGAGATGACCGGCGAAATGCTGCTGTCGATCTCCTTTACCTACATGCTTAACCCCTTCGAATTCTAGGCGTCGAATACGCCTTCAAGACTTCAAAACGACCGGCTTAGGCCGGTTTTTTTGTGCCTAATCCGGTGCTTAGGCAACACCGTTCGGCCCGCTGTGACAGCGCGCCATTCCCCTAGATGGAGCCTTTATCATGGCCGCTACCCCTCTTGGCCCGCAGAACTACTACCTCGGCAAAGGCGTCATGGGCGTTATTACCAACGCGCCCCTGATCAATCGCTGGCAGGCGACGACCGCCTACGCCCTTGGCGATCAGGTTTTGAACTTCAATCCGTCTCCGACCGGAGCCGAATTCCCCTATTCGGTCTATGTCTGCTCGACTGCTGGAACATCTGCTTCCTCGGGCGGCCCGACCGGCACCACGACCGCGATTGCGGATGGCGTCACGCTGAAATGGGATTACGTCCCGTTCGTCGGAATCGGCAATACCTCCGGCTTCTCGACCAAGATGACCGACACTCGCGAGGATCATCAGACCTCGCAGTCCGGCGCCGTCAACACCGACATGACGTTCTTGACCAAGCGTAAGGGCGAAATGGAGCTGACGATCGAGGAATACACGATCGAAAATCTGGCGCTCGCCAATTTCGGCACCATCGGCGGCACGTCGCCGCATCGCTTTGTGACCTTCGGCGGCGCGCTGCCGGCCAATGTCGCGCTGCAATTCGTCGGAACCGGCGCTTATGGCAAGCACTTCCAGGTCATCATCCCGCGATTCCAGCTCATCCCCGACAAGATCGAGTGGATCTCGGAAAAGCAGGCCAAGATGAGCCTCAAGGGCGATGTCTACGGCGTGCCTAATGACAGCTTCACGCTGTATTATGGCGCGGAGATCGCCTGATGGCCGATATTTTCGACCTCGCGCCGCTCTCTGAAACCGTTACCATCCGCAATATCGCGGTGGAAGTCTCCGGGCTGGCGCTCGGGGATTTTCTTCGCCTCGCCAAGCGTTTCCCGCAGATCATCACGAAGCTGAAAGGCGGAGAAGTGACTGAGGGCGACTGGTTCGATATTGGCGCCGATGCGGTTGGAGCTGCGATCGCTGCCGGTTGCGGACGGCTTGGAGACGAGGCGGCTGAAAAGCTGTTCTCTCGTCTCGTCATGGGCGAACAGGCGGCGCTCCTGGCCCCGATTATTGCTCTCACCATGCCGGATGGCCCCGGCCCTTTAGTGCAGGCGTTGACGAAGGCGATGGGCGTGACGCCTTCCTCGAATCCCTAGGCTATTACGCCAATATCGAAGCGGCGGCGGCGGCAAGACCCGATGACGCCGCACCGGAGCCAAAACGCAATATTTTCGCGGATTTGGCCGAGGCCTTTGATGCGCTGATCGGCTTCAATTATCGCCCGATGGAAGTCTGGGCGATGACGCCGCGCCAGATCGCCGCATCGCTGAAATTGGCGTCAAAGCGCCATCGCCGCGAACTGGCGGAACAACTCAACATCCAGACGCTGGCCGCGCGCGGCGATCCAAACGCGGTTGAAAAGCAATTCGGGGCATTGATCGATGAGCCTTGAAGCGAGGGTCAGCATCAGTTCCGACGCTATGGCGCGTCTTACCGTGCGCTGGAAAGACGCGGTTCATTCTGCGGCGCAAAAGGCGCTGGTGGAAACAGCCGAGCGGATCAAATGGGAGGGCCGCGCCTCGATCGCGCAGGCCGGCTTTTCCAACAAATGGCAGAACGCCTTGCGCGTCGATGTCTATCCGTCAAAGAGCGGCGGCGGCAGCATTTATGTTCGCCATAATATCCCCTATGCGATGGTGTTCGAGCACGGCGAAACGATCCAGGGTGACCCGTTGTTGTGGCTTCCGTTGCCGTCTTGCCCATCGGTCATTGGCGGGCGCCATCCAACGCCATCGGTCTATCAGCAGAACATCGGCAAGCTGCAATATGTACGCGGTAGAAATCACCCGTTGCTCGTCGGCAAGACGGCGACGCCTCCCAAAGCGCCGCCGCCTCCCGGCGTGATCCGCCTGTCTGGACCGCGCGTCGAGAAAGTTTCGGCATTGCGCGCCGGGGCGAAAAACGGCGGCTATGACGTGCCGATGTTCTTTGGCGTCCCAAGCGTCACCATTGCCAAAAAATTCGACGTTCTCGGCGTAGTCGAGCGCGCCTATGCCGATCTGACCAAATCATTCTCAGCGCATTTGAAGGAGGGTTAAGCTTATGGCTGACGATATCCTCCGGGCAAAAATCGCGCTTGATGGCGGCACTGATATCGCCAAGCAGCTTGCCGAAATCGGAAAGGCGGGCGATCAGGCGTTCAAGCAGATTAGCGACGCTGCGCGCCAATCGACTGGCGGCCTGAACGCTTTCCGCTCTGCGGCTGATTCGTTCGGCCCGCTCGGAAGCGGCCTCGGGTCTATCGTCAAAGGCATAGGCGAGATTGCCGCTGCGTTCAGTGCGCTTTCCGGCATTATGGCGGCTGTTGGCGCGAAGGCGGCCAAGACGACGAATGATCTCGTTGACACCGCCAAGGAATTGAAGACGACGACTGAGGAAGTCCAGCGTCTGCAATTCGCAGCGGGGGCGGCGGGCATCAGCGGAGACAAGCTGAATTCTTGGCTGGACAAGACCAAGAACGCTCTGGACGAAACGGCAAAGAGCGCGAAAAACCATTTCCGCGCGATTGGGGAACTTGGCTCGGAAAGCGCGGCCTTTTTCGCCAGCAATGGTATATCCGTCATTTCCGGCGCCAAGCCGGGAGAGGCTGGGAAAACCAGCCTGCGCTTCGAAGGGCTATTCGGCCTTGGCGCGCGCGAAGATGCGAACAACTTTCAAGCGGTTTTGCTCAAGATTGGCGAAACGCTCAAAGGGTTGGATGATGGCCCGCGCAAGGATTCATTCATTGCGGCGCTGAAAACCCGGTACGGCAAGCACGCCGAGGAAATCGAAGACCTTGCTGTAAAGATCAGCACGACAAAGGAAATCTTCAACAAACTCGGCCTCGCTGAGACAGACCACGCCAAAGAGGTTTCCAAAGAATGGGGCGATTCATTCCATCGTCTGAGCCTTAATCTTTCAGAGCAAAAGACGGTCATTTCCGCGACGATCAGCGGAACTTTGCATGAGATCGGGCTGCTGTTCACGCCTTTTGCGACTTCCTCGCAGGACGGCCTCTCTGAATTCATCGAAAAGCACCGCCTCGATCTTCCGAATTTTGTCTCCAATTACATTAAGCCCGCGATCAATTCGATCCGCGACTTTTTCGCAGCGCATGATTTTTCATCGTTCGGCGGGTTCAAGCAGGCCGCGTCCGATATTTTCGGCGGCATCGTGACGCGCGCCTCGGCGGCATGGGCGCAAATCTCGCAAGCGGTTTCTAAAATCGACTTTTCGGCGCTCTGGACCTCGATTGAGGCGCAGGCTGTATCCGTCTTCTCGCGTCTCGGAGAGATCGCAAAAAATGGCTATGACGCGCTCAAATCAACTCTGGTTTCCGCGTTCCCAAGCCTTGCCGCTCCGCTAGCGGAAATCGAGAAAATTGCGAGCGCGGTCTTCGACAAGATCAAGGGCTTTTCGCGCGAAACATGGATCGAGATCGGCATCGGCTTGCTCGCCAGCGCGGCGTTATGGGGCGGCGGCTTCTCTGCACTGGCGATTGCGGCGGCTGTCGCATGGCGGGCGGTCTGGGCCGGAGCGGTTGAGACTGTTCCCATCTTAGGGACGGCGTGGCGCTCAATCTCGGTTGCTGGAAGCGGTGCGTTCGCGGAGATCATGACCGCAGGCCGCGCCTTTCTGGCGTGGTTCGGGAGCCTGTTTTCAGGCAATAGCGCGGTGCAGGCGCAGGCGTGGCGGCAATTCGCCACGGCGGCCAGCGAGGCATGGGCGACGGTGCGCACGGCGTTTGCCGAGGGCTATGCGTGGCTCCGCGCGCAGTCAGTTTCCTCTATCCCGTGGCTGCGCGGCCCGTGGGAGGCGCTGGAGGGCGCTGTCAGCGGCGCATGGGCGTGGATCAAGGCCGAGCATCAAAAGGGCTGGACGGTCATCAAGGGCGTTTGGGACGACCTTCTAGCCGTTTGGAAGGCGGTAGAGGGCGGCGCCAATTTCGTCGCCAAGGCGATCAACGGTATTTTCGGCACCAGCTTGACCGGGAAGCAGTTGCTTTTGATCGGCGCATTCCTGCAATTTACCGGCATTCTCGCGCCCGTGCTGGCGCTGGTGACGGCTCTCGCCGTGGTGTTCGATGGCCTCGCGCTGGCGATCACGGCGGCGGTCCTGATCATGGAGCATCCCGCGATTGCGGCCTTTCTGGCGGGTTTGATCGGGATCAAACTCAAGACCGGCGAACTATCCGAGACGCTTGGCAATGTGAAAACCGCGATTGGCGACGCCTTTGGCGGCGCAGGCGCCAGTTCCGGCGTTTTCACCACGTCAATCGCTAAACTCGTCTTGGGCGTCCGCTCGCTGTTTTCCGGCACCGGCGACGCGGCCAACGAAACGAAAAAGGACAGCGACGGCTTCTTTTCCGGCATCATCAGCGGATTTTCAAAGCTGTTCAGCGGCAATCAAGACGCCGCCGATCACTTCCGCAAGGTTCAGAAGGATTCCCTTGAGGGCGTCAAGAAAGACCACGAAGACACGCTTGGAATTCTTGGAAAACTCTGGAAAGAATTCGGCGTTTCGAGCGCTTCCGCAGCCGAAGCCAAGGGCGGCGTTCCAGGCGGCAAGCCCGGCGCGAAAGCCGATCTCGCCGGCTCCTATCAAGAGGCGGTGCGAATTGGCTCCGATCTGGCCTCGATCATGTCGCGCATTGCGGGCGATATTGTCGAACCGTTCAAGTCGATGGAACAGCAGACCAAGCAGGCATCGGACGGATTTTTCGCCAATATCCTGAAAATGTTCTCAGGCGGGGGCGAAGGTCATTTCGGCGGGCGTAATTTCAAGAACGCGCCGAAAGGCGACGACGCGGATGGCGAAGCCTCAAACGCATCTGACCATTCGCTGACGGCGCACGGCAACAGCGTCTATCTTTCAGCCGAGGCTTTGCAGCGCAGCGCCGAAGCCAATACGGAATATCTCGGCTCTGTTGAGGCGGCGAGCGAAAAGACGACCGAAGCGAAATCGTCTTTCGAACAAGCTGGCGAAGCCACGGCGACAGCCTCAGGCCTGTTGCAGACGTTCACGACCGGAATTCGCAATCTCTCCGACGCGATGTCGAATTTCAAACTTCCGGGCGGCCAGTCCGCTGCGCCGGTCGATGGCCACGCCGCTGGCGGCCATATCTCGGGGCCTGGAACCGGGACTTCAGATAGCATTCTCGCGCGTCTCTCCAATGGTGAATTCGTCGTCAACGCCAAGGCCGTCGCGGCGTGGGGGCCGGGCTTCTTCCATGCGCTGAACAATTTCGAAATGCCGCGCTTTGCGTTGGGCGGCATGATCGGGGCGCCGTCGATCGCCAGCATTCCGGCTTTCGCGTCTGGCGGTCAGGTGAGCGGGCGCGGCGGCTTGATCAGCTTCCCGCTCGGCGTCGGCGGCCAGCATTTCGAGATGTTCGCCTCGCGCGACACCATTCGCGATCTTGAGCGTCATTCCTCGTCGTCTCAAATGTCCTCCACCACGCGCCGCAAGCCGAGCTGGGATCGATGATGATGGCAATATTTATCCCCATCGTCATCCCTTCGTCTGTCATTTTTGGCCCAAGCGATGTGCCTCTTCCGCAATGGGCAGAGTTGATGTTGGCCGGACTCCTCGTGGCCGCAGTCCCCCTCCTGATTTATCTCATCATCATGCTTGTGCGTGAAATCTGATGGCTCTGCTTCCTCCCGGTGCGACCACGCTGCTCATTCTCGACAGCATGGGCGTCCCGCTTTATTCCGCGCGCGGGCTGACGCAGACGCTGGCGCCGATCGCGCAGGCCAAGCAGGAGCGCCGGACCATCAATGGCGGCTTGGTCGATCTCTCGCTGGCGCAGTTTCGCAAATACGCCTCCACGATCACATGCAAGGACCAGCGCGCGCCGGCAATTGATGGCATCTGGCCCGGACAAACGGTCACGGTTTCGTGTGTGGCTGAACTATCCTACCTGACCTCGGGCGGATCGGCGCATCGCACGGTTGTTTCCGGTTCGTCCTATGTCGAAGGCGCGTTCACCTTCTATCGCCCGCAATTGGTGATGAAAGTAACCGGGCTTCGCACCGGCATGGATGAATATGGCGCGGCGGTCGATTGGTCGCTTGAACTGGAAGAAATCTGATGAGCGGTCCAGGCCCCGGTTCGGGCGGCCCGTTCTATTTCCATTGGGTCGCGGATTCGACGGTTGCGTTTTCGTCGGATGATTATGTTGAAGACGAACAAATCTTCTCGTTCAATCTGAGCCATTCCGAAGGCCAGATTCCGACGCTCGATCTCGAAATCAAAAACCCAGGCGTGGGGCTGCTTTCGACGGGCCGCAAGCAATGGGGCAGGCTTTCGTGGTGGAACGGTTCGAGCGTCGTTCAAATGTTCTTCGGTCGCCTTGTCGGCGTTCCAAGCGACCTGTTCGAGCAGGTTATCAAAATTCAGTTGATCGCCCGCGCGCCGGATTATATCTCGCGCAAGCAGGCCTTGGCTGAGACGCTGAAAGTCGCGCCCTATTATGATCCGGTCTTTCTCGATGACGCGCATAGGAGCGACCCGGACGCCATTCTAGAGGCGTGGTCGGCGGCCTATCATGTCGACCGCACCTCGATGGCGTGGACCGTCTCTGACATTCTCAACGGCGAGGATGGCACGGTCACGTTCACCGGAGATCAGGCTTTTTATGATAGCCTTGAATTGCGGATCGACCAGCCGCCATTCACCGCGATCCGGGTTGAAATCAGCGCCAAATGGTCGCAGACGACCACCGGCGGCAGCATCAAGCTCGGCCCGTGGACGATCAAGACCTACACCGGCGCCAGCCTGATTTCAGATTGGCCTAAAGCCGGAGCTTCGATCGGCGGCGGCTGGTCGGTGCAGTCGTCGAGCGCGCTGGACATCGGGGGCGTCAACACGGCGCAGACGATCAGCACGTCTTATTCCTGGCAGAACAAGGACACCAAGCATAACGAGGGCGACACCATGTCGCTCAGCGTCTCGCAGTCTCAGCCCTATTTCCTGACGAATACGCCTTATATTCCGATCCTGCTCACTTATTCGGAAACGACGGGCGTCGTCCTGTTTGACGGCACGGGAAGCCCCAACTCATCGTCGAACAGCACCTATCTCTGGGTTCCGCAATATACCGTCATCGCCTCGATGTTCCTGCAATATCAGGCGGATCGCAAGCGCGCGGAATCGGTTTATTTCACGCTGCAAAGCGATCTTCAGCCGGTCTTGACCGATCCGACCGTGCAGCAGGATTCGGAAGTTCTCAAGCTCAATACCGTCGATCTGTCGCAGCCGTTGATTGACGCCAAAGATTGGACGGTTCTCGCTGGGACGGCTGTCGCGGTCGGGCAAATCTGCCTGCCGAATAATCCGATCCTTCCGGGCGGCACGTCCTATCAAATCTGCATCACGGCGGGAACTTGCGGCGCGACGGAACCGACATTCTCGGATGTCGTCGGCGTCACCACCAATGAGGGCTCGGCGGTCTGGGCCTGCCTTGGCGAAAGCCTGCCAACCATTGGCGGCTGGAAGGCGGGAACGGCTGCGGCGCTCGGAACGATCATCGCTCCTCTCACCCCGTCTTGGGTCTATTATTCGGCGCTGTTGCCTGCGGTTGTCCCCTATCGCACGGAAGGCGTCTCGGTTTCCGAAGGCATGGTCATCCGGGCGGATAATAATCTGTCTTTTCAGGTCTGCACCATCGGCGGCACAACCGGCTATACGACCGTTCCGGCGTTTTCCTCGACATGGGGCGCGACGGTCAATGACGGTTCTGTGCAATGGACCTCGCTTGGCCCGGTCTTGCCGAGCGGAACCTTTCAGCTTTGCACGCAGGCCGGAACATCGGATGTTCAGGTTCCGCCGCCCTTCTCTGCGACGGCGGGCAACACGGTCACGGACGGGACGATCCATTGGCGCTCGCTGGGCTATGGCGGCCCGTCGCTTTCGATCCCGGCGGGCGGCATGGTCGGCAATGTCACGGCGCCGTCCTATTTTCCGTCATCGCGCGGATTGCAGAGCCTTGAATATGCGCTGATGAAGGCCCGCGCGCATCTGCGCCGCAGGGCGCGGGCGGTCGAGGTTGGCTTTGCTGTTCCTTTCTCGCTCGGCGTCGATCTGTCCTGCCGCAAGAATGCGATTATCAATGACCCGCGCCTTCCGGGCGGCTTGGCAACGGGGAAAATCGTGTCCTATTCGCTATCCGGCGATGGCGACAACGGAGATTTTGAAACCAAGATCAAGATCGGCTGTGCAGTCGGCAAGGCGGGAACGGTTGCCGCCGTGGCAGGGACGGGCGTATACGCCGCTCCCGGTTTGTTTCAGCCGGGAGTGCAGCAAATGGACGGGGCGACCGTGCTGCCGTCCTCTGGCGATCTGGGCTATGGTCCGCCGCTGGACAATCCAAACGATGACGGCTTGCGCTTTCCGCTCGATGCAAATCAGGTTGTGATCAGCAGTTCAGTGGTGGGAAGCCTCGCGACGCAGGAAGCGGCGATCAAGGCGGCCATCCCGCTCATTCAGAAAGAAGCGGCCCTTCAGGCCAAGGCGGGATGGGCGACGGCTACAGCCCCGGCGAAACTGTCGCTGATGGCGCAGATTGCGGCCCTTGGCAATGTCTCGATCGATCAGGTTTTGGCGAAGGCCGGGAACTCGATCTATCTGGATCTCCAATTGAAACCCGTCAACGGGACGGCGTTTACCACGGTCTATGACGTGCCAACGACATTGCTGCAGCTTCCGAAACAGATCGATCTAGGGGCGTCCTGATGGCCGGTTTTGAACGCATTGTGCGGCCTTACGAGACGGCGGATTATTCCCCGGCGCAAGTGGCATTTCCATCCGGCTTTTCGGAGGGCGCTTCGCCGGTTCGGCTACGTCTGGGCCTCGTCGGCGCGACGAAAACCTTCCATGTCTCCTATTCCTCGAGCATTTCGATTTATGTGATCCATAAGCCCAAAGAAACGCAGACGGCCTGATCGATGCCATCGGAAATCGGGCGCGTTACATCGGTTCGGCGCATTGTCGATCCATCCGACCAAAATCCGTCGAACCCGTCTAACTATGTCGATTTGCGCATTATCGACGGCATTTCGTTCATCGATCCAAAAGACAATTACCAGGAAACGCAATTCACCTACGACAATACGGATCAATCTTCCCGACAAGCCCATGTCGTGGAAGTCTCGGGCGGCTTGCGCGTCGAATGGCCGGATCAGGTCAACGTGCTGGACCCGAAGCAAAATTATCAGGAAACGCGGCACGGTTGGAGGAATGACGACGATCCGCCGAAGCATCTCAAAACCCATGACGTGAAGGTCAAAAAGCGGGACGCAAGCGGCAATGTCGATGAAAGCGGATGGCTGAAAATCCGCCGCGTCGATCAGGCCGATTTCATCGATCCGAAAGACAATTATCAGGAAACAATCTACGAGCTGGCGTGGAACGATAGCGACCCGACGACCGGCGATGACGCCAATCTGCCGGGACCGACGACGACATGGGACGGAACCAGCATCAACCCGCCGTGGCGCGTCGATCCGTTTCAGCAGATCATCGATTCTTATTGGGCCAATCTCGATGGCTATATCGCCTTCATTCCGGCGACAACCTCATCTTTTGTCACAGCAGACGGCTTGCCATTGCCTGATACAGGCGTTCCGGGTGGCGTACAGATTACAGGCGGCTCGACCCCGCCGCCTCCTCCCGGCGTCTACACCGTCAAACTGAACGGGAAAACGATTACAACGGTTACGGTCGGGACGGATGTTTCGGACCTGACGCCGCTGGTTCTCATCACCTTCGGGCGCACCGCCCTGCGCCAGCATTCTTCAGAAAATGACAGCCTCAACACCAACAGCCCGTTCGCGCCGATTGACGCCGCGCGCCATGATCGAAGGCTGTTCAAATATCCGCACCTCAACCCGCGCAATTATGTTCAGCCGAACGGCATAGGTAATTCGCTGCTGAGCCACGCGGGGGACTATTTCACAGCTTCGCCCATCGTCATCAATTACCCGGACATCGCCAGCAGCCCGCTTAAGCCAGTGGGCACCAATGTCCTGACCATCACGCTGAACGCCGATGCGCCAGCAGGCTATTTGAGCGGCTATTGGCTTTCTCCGACTTTCCCCCTGCCGCCGTGGCGCCGGGAAATGCGAACCCATGTTTCTGGCGAATGCGTGGTCTGGGCGGAATTCTACAGCAGGAACCCCAAGGCCCTGCGCCGCGTGGACAAGGGCTGGCGCGGAACCAAGGCCATCGTCAATGACAAGGCGCAGACCTGGGGCGCGGACAAGAACCTTTATCCCGATGACCGGCTTGCGCCTTTCGATCCGACCTTGACGTTGAACATCGATCTGACGCCCGCGAACATGGCGGTGAACACGACCGATCTGCCCGGCGATTATTGGTGGACGGTTGACGGCGGCGGCCAGGTTCGTGACGCGCTCGGCAGGCCCATTGTCGTCTCTGGCGGCGTCGGATCGCCCGCGACTCCGACTGGCAACGGCGACAACGAACCCGGCGATTATCTGGACTGAACAGTCCAATAAACTGATCTGATCGGAATCCTAAATGACAGTTACCGTCCCATATTATCGGACAAGCGATCTGACCCGTTGGGGAACCGGGACGGGCGCCGATTTATCCGCCGCGCAATTCGACATGGATATGTGGACGCTGCAAACGGCGATTAACGGCCTGACGCTGGCGACGCCGGTCGGGATTTCCACGTTCACCGTGACGGGCGGAACCTTCACCGTCACGTTAACAGACGCCACGGTTCAAGGCCCTTTCGATCTTCCTTTGTTGCACTGGAACGCGCGCGGGGCATGGGCGGCTTCGACGGCCTATGCTGTCGCCGATACGTTTTATGTTAATGGCGCGGCTTACGAAGTTCTGATCGCGCATACATCGGCCACGACCTTTTCAGCCGGCGCGACGGACGGTCTGGGGCATAATCTTTACGGGGAAATTCTGGTTTCACCGTCGAACATGCTCCCAACGGGCGGCTCGACGGGACAGGTTCTCGCCAAGAATTCCGCGACTGATTTTGATACTGTCTTTATCACGCCACATTATGTGATCCCGGGCGGAACGACGGGACAGGTTCTTTCCAAAACAAGTTCGACCGATTACGCGCTCGCATGGATCAACCCTCCGGGCGGCATTCCAACGGGCGGCGCCACAGGCGAGTTTGTCGGCTATGGCGGCACGAGCGGAACCGGCGCATGGGCGACTGTGATCCAGCTCCCCGCAGGCGGGACGACCGGCCAAACGCTGGTCAAGAATTCCGGAACCGATGGCGATGCGTCTTGGACAACGCCCGCGTCGCCCGCGCTCGCGCTCGTCTCGCTTTCCCCAACGACCGGATCTGCAACATTCAATCCGGATGTTAGCGATGTCGTCATGTTCACGCCGACCGGAACCCTGACGATCAACGCATCGCTCGGAACCAATCCCAAGCGCGTCACCTTCATCATCACGACCAGCGGGACGACCTCCTATACGCTCACGTTCGGGACGTATTTTACGAACACGTCCGGAACCCTTTCGACCGGAACCGTTTCCGGCAAGGTCTTCACCGTCGAATTTATCACGGACGGAACCAACTTTTTCGAAACGTCCCGCGTCGGCCCGATCTAACCGGATAACCCCACATGACTGAACTTTTGACGCATGCCCGCGCGAAGCAGGCGACGCTTTCGGCTGTCGTCATTCGCGCCGATGGGCGCCGGGAAGACCTCGGCGTGATTGGCTACTGGCACAAAAACCCGCTCATGCGCTGGGCTTTCCGCATCCGCCGCGCGCTCGGCATCTGATTGAACAGGAGACACCAATGACCGCAAGGACTCAGAATAACGGACTGGCCCGCGTCACATCGCTGCTTGCTGCCGCTTCGTGGTGGTTCCAGTGGGGGACCGGCAGCGCCGCCGCCGCCTCGGCCAATGTCGTCACTACGACCACGACCACGGAAGCGCGCGTTTCCTGCACCGCGACGCAGCAGACCACGAGCGTGACGAACGACACCCTTCAGCTCGTGGCGACGATCACGGCGGCGGGCGCCCGCACCATTACCGAAGTCGGCGCGTTCGATGCTGTTGGCTCTGGCTCGCCTCCGACTGGCGGCAACATGGACTATTACTGCGACCATGGCTCCGTCACGCTCGCGAGCGGCGATTCCATCGCCTACACCATGAAGATCGCCTATTCCTGACCCTCAAAGCTAGAAGGCGAAACCTCATGGCTATCTATTCGCTTGCCAATCGCACCACCAACACCACGACCGGCGCCGCCAATCTCGAAATCATCGCGGCGTCCGGCGTCGGCTATCGCCTGCTGGAAGTTGGGATCACTATTAACGCCGCGACGGCTTCGGCCTTCGGCCTCGGCGTGCCTGCCGCCAAGGGCGTCGGCGCAACCTCACCCGTGACGGTGCTGGCGGAAGATCAGAACAACACCACGGCGGGCAACACGACCACGGCGCTGGCCTGGGGTACCACGGCGCCCACGGTCCCGGCGAATTTCTTCCGCCGCGTTTCGCTCCCGGCGACTATTGGCGCGGGCATCATCTGGACCTTTCCGCGCGGCATCATGGTGCCGAAAAATACGTCGCTGGTGCTGTGGAACCTGTCCACGACTTCGGTCGCAGACGTGTGGATCGTCCTCGACGAGTGAGGCTCGGACATGGCGCGTTTCGTCGCTACGGCGCAGGGGCTTCCCTACGGGATTTCTATCACGTCAGGCCCCATTTTCGAGATCCGGTCTGGTCCGACCGATTATCCCGTCATTACGGATATTGAGCTAACCACTTATGGCGGGAATTCTTCCTCTAACGCCTATGTCGTCGGATTCGGAAACCCTGCCGCTGCGGGCGTCGCGCGCCAATCATGGAATCCCATTTCAGAAGACGGTTTGACGACTATTTTCAGCACAACGCTGATAACCGACTGGACGACGCCTCCGACCGTCCCATCGAAATATTTGCGGCGCATGACAAAAAATTCGGGCTTCGCCACGGCGGGCGGAATTGTTCTGCGGCTAAATCTTGGCGCTGGAATACAGATGGCGCCCGCAAGTTCGCTTGTGCTTTGGGCCATATCTGTCGCAGCGACTGCGAATGTTTTGGAAACGCCGATCATAAGCGTGGGGATGGACCTATGAGCGGTTTTCTTTTTGGGTTCGGTGCGTCGTTCCCGCACGCTCCGGGGCTTGGATGGGCCGGTCTGACTTCAAATGACGACTCGATCCAACCTTCAGATTATAGGACAGGAACGCCTTTCGCTCGCCGCGATCCGCGCGATTCCGATGTTCTTTGGCCGCGCTCCTCCTTCACCGGAGGGATCGACGCCAATTCGCCATGCCCTTACATCATTGAAGGGATGCATCAGATGTGGGCATGGGATTGGCCGGAAACCGGGACGCATGTCCCCAAGAAAGTCATCGGCCAGACGCTCGACGCCTCCGGCGCCCCGAATCCAGGTTGCACGGTCAAATTGTTCAACACGGCGACGGGGTTGCTGGTCGATACG